TCTCATACTATCAGGACTGATCTCATCGGCAAGATACAAATCACCATGAGCATCATAACCATACTCAACTTTAAAATCAACCAGATCAATACCCAAGATGTAGAACATCTGACGGAGGTAATCATTAATCCGTAGGGTCATCTCAATGAAAGGTTCTGGGTTATACCCCATCAGACGTACACGATCTGGTGTCAGAAGAGGATCATGTTTACTATCATCCTTCAAAAAGAACTCAACAATAGGTTGTGGTAGTGGCGCACCTTCTACCAGAGTTGTCTCACGAACAATAGATCCAGCAGCACGATTTCTACAAATAACTTCTAATGGAACAATACTAACCTTCTTACAAATCATTTTATTAGCACCAACCATATTAATATAATGAGTTGGGATAAGTTCTTTAGCAAGCTTCTCAAAAATAATAGATGAGATACTGCAGCAAAGAGATCCTTTTCCTAAAGGATGATCTTCCTTTTCTCCATTCCCCGCAGTAACTTTATCATGATACTCGATAATGACTTGCTCTGCATCATCACCTTGATACACAGTTTTTACCTTTCCTTCGGTAATTACTTCCATAAAAAAGAGGGTGTTTTATCACCCTCTAGTATACCACATATGTCAACTAAAACCAAATTTTCTTTTGATGATGCTCGGGTACGATCCTACCAAGAACAATAGTTAGCAACCCATCCTCAAATTCAACTGATCTAACTTCCGTGTCCTCTGCCAATGTCCAAGTTCTTGTGAATGATCGTTGAGCCATTCCTCTATGGACATAAGTTGTCTCCGATTCTGTATCCTCCCTTTGTCCTTCGACAAAGAGCTTTCCGTCCTGTGTGTAGACATTTACTTCTTTCTTTTTAAATCCTGCAAGTGCAAGTTCTAGTTTCGATTCTACGTTGCTGATCGTTACTAGATTGAATGGAGGATAATTCTTAGTTGTTTCGTGAAGAGCAAACAACCTATCGAAGTATTCGTCCATTCCAATGCTATTCTTATTTATGCGTTCCATCAATGCAGGTAGGTCCGCAGCAGTGTACCTTGTAAGGTTTCCCATGATTCGTAGCTCCTTTAAAAGCGAGTTTATGTTTTGTGGACCCCGAAGGCATCCATCATTATTTATAACACAAGAAACAAAAAAAGAGGAACGGTAATAACCGAACCTCTTTATGTGGTGTTCCGACTTTCGTAGAGACCGCACGAAAGGTCTCAATCTTATTTAGTTACTTCTTCTTGTGGTTTGGTCTTCTTACCAATATTATACTTCTGTTCTAAAATCCATTCACCTTTATCCTTGTACGCAAGGACTTTAATCTGATTCAAAGGAGCGATATCTGCCACCGAATCTGGACTGACAACGCTAATCAAACCCCAATCAGCTAGAAGACGTGTAATACGATTTCTACGTTGTACATCATTCACAGTAAGATTAGCGTGCTTGCCATCAAGGGCAAACAACTCTTTAAAGTGAACAATAAAATATCTTCCCTGCTTATGCAGAATGTGGCAGGATTGATAGAGTTTCTTTTCCTTACGGGATGCAACTCCAATTCTTGTTAGAGTCTCTCTGACTTTAAGAAAATCATCAGGTTCACTAAGAAGAACCTCCACCATTTGATCTTGAGACCAATCAACCGTAGGTTCTACAGTATTAGTCATTTTTTTCCTCCAATATCAAGTCGTTGTTTAATAAAATTAATCTGTTCTTGTGTCAGGATTTTCAGAGCTTGGGATGCTTTTTCATTACTATAACCATAGTATTTTTTGATGCTTTCTAGATCCGTGACTTTATCCTTACGGAGCCAGGGAGAGAACCTCTTTCTTTTCCTCAGACTATTTAGATAAAATGAATATTGCATATCCTTTTCTAGATTTGGATACTTATTCATTTCATTAGAAAACATGACACAATCAAGGTGCCCAGACAAACAACGATTAATAATATATGGAGGGTAAGAGCTAATGTCCTCACTAATATTTTCCTTCGTAAAATTAATTGAATTCAACCAATCTTTCAGTTCCATAATTAAAAAGTAAAAGTTCCTTGCGTTTTTTTTGTTCACGCATATATTCACCTACTGATCTCATTGTGTAGGTAAGGTCAAATTCTGCGGTGCTCCAGTTTGAAAATCGTTCTTTGACCAATTGGTCGGAGTTGTAGGAGACAAGAGAGTCGAAAGAACAAGAATCACAATTAACGGCAAATAAATCGTGATCAAACCCTTTGTGCATACTCCCTTTTTTTCCGTAGAGGTTATCTTTGATGTCATATGGAGGATCTAAATACACAAATATTTTTTTGTCTATATCTTCTGTCATCAAATAATCATATGAATAATTACTAATCTTCCAATTTTTGATTATTTGGGAATATCCTTCTAGTTTTTCAATTCCTCGCATTGAGAAATTGGAGTCGGATGCTTGCTTTGAGAAGGAGGAGGATTCTGTGAGACCAGAAAAAGAACACTTATTGACAATATAAAAACTGATAGCACGCCATAAAGCGTCATTATTTGATTCATCGTTCAGATACTCCTTTGATTCTAAAAACAATCCTTTTGCAGATGAAGGATCAGGATGCCTAGACTTTAGTTCCTGTAGTTTATTTTTTATGTCTGGTCCAAATATTTGAAGTTGTTGCCAGAAATTTACAAGTGGTTCATATAGATCATTGACCCATATATTTAAATTAGGATACTTTTTAGTAATATGAATTGCTACACTACCACCACCAAGAAATGGTTCACGAAATTGATCATACTCTCGTAAATCAGGAAAGTATTGATCCATTTTAGCACAAGCACGCGACTTTCCGCCTGGATAACGAAGAGGAGTTTTGAAAGACTTCATCACACAATTAACCGTTTATCTTCTGGAGTAATAATTTTACTGCCATAAATTTCATTATACTTCTTTACGATGTTAGGATCAACTTCTGCAATATACACAATATGATTACGAGATACCGTAATCTCAGGTTTATCTTTATTGATAACCATTGCCCATGGTGCAAATCCAACACTTTGTCCAGTAGGAAGAACAACTAAACCATTCTTAATAGTTAAAGTATCACTATTATCAGAGATTACTTCTGCAACAACCTCTTCACCAGTAATAATACGTAGTAGTTTTACTTCAATCATAATGCATTACCATAGAGAGAATCGTCTTTGTGAAGGAGAACACCATCAACATTCCGAAATAATTGTTGCATATCAGTATGCAAAATACGATACCCAGTACCGACATACAATTGTCCAAGGACAACCGACACTGTAGCAGTTCCCCAAAAAATGTAGTACCACTTAGATTTTACTTGTGCTCTAGTCTTGGTTTTCATAATGTTTAATTAATCGTTCTGCTTGTTTTCTATCAATACCGCAAGGGGCATTCTTAAGGCATCTAATGATAACTTCATTATCGCATATAGTAGGTTTGATTGTAAACCCCCACTTGTCAACTTCACCTTCTATAGGTGCTTCGCATGGGTCGAATTCATGTGGCATTATGCAATACCTTGAGGGAAACTTTCAATCTCTGTCAGTTCATAGTCCCAGTCTTCCATGACTGTATTGGCAAGGAATCTATCAGATAACATTTCGAGTTCCTTCTCAGCATACTCTCTGGTCTCTGCTTCCAACCAAACATCAACTACTTTACCCAATCTAAGTTTCTTGATATTGAGTTCTGACAATCGTTTGCAAGCATCTCTCACAGCATTACCAGGAGAGTCATCAACCTGTGATCGTAGACGGATGAATACCAGTGCTTTAAACTTCATTTGAATTCACACTCAATACATTATAATTATAATAAAAATATGCATTGGCAACCATGCCAGACATAGACAACCAATAAACCATGATAAGGGCCATACCAATTTTATTTGGAATACTTGTCATTTGAATTCACACTCCACCATAATTTCAGTTAGACATGCCAGCATGTTTATTTCCTGATCCGCCACAAATGCCATTTGATACTGATACTTAGCAAGCACAAGCACAGCAGCAGGAATACTATTCGGAACCAGGGAATCATAACAAGCATCGTAAATACGACGCAGTAGGAAAG